ATCAATGCCGGGTTGGTTGATACTATGTAGCTGATCAACATACTGGTCAACACTGCCAATCCCATGTGTTTGTACACACCAGCCATGGCAGTGTTAACATCAGACGCTGATTTGTAAATTACAGATGCTGTCATTTTAATTCCTTTGTTAAAAATTGTTCAAGCTCAGGAGCAGTCCAGCCCACTGGCTTTAGTACTTTGCCATCTTCACGCTTGCGCACCTTACCAGTTTCTCGGTCGATCTTGGCAAAGTTTGTGCTCATGACTTCTTTCCAGGCACCCTCGGCATCCCATCCAGCACTATGGATTGCACCAATAGTAACAACTAAGATGTCAATAAGTGCATCTAGTGTTTCAATATCGTTTGGAGCATCTTTGAGTTCTTTGTATTCCTCATCGATCAAGTCCATATACATATTGAACTGATTTTGATCTCCTGTAACACTTTGGTCGCAGGCTCGCATGAATTTTTCTTGATCACGAAACGGATTTGTCATTTGCTTCTTCTTTAGAATGAAAGGGTCCTTGGTACTTATACCGTTCAAGTACAATAAGTTTGGGGTTTTGTACAGCCTTCCAGGCACGATGCTGTTTGACCATGTACCAGCCTGCGGCAAACCATGATTTGCTTTTGTTGCTGGTGGTAAACAATGGCAATTTGTGCTTGACGTCCCAGATGGGATTGTACACACGGCATCCGGTGTCATAGCCATGAACTTGATGGCTGAGTTCTTTGGTTTTCTTTGTGGCAGGTTCAAACTCAACCTGTTCACGATTCCGCAACATGGGAATGGTTTTGTAGTTGGCAGTTTTGTTGCGAATGGTGATTTGATAACCATCATCCACTGCCTGAATGTTGCCGACTTTTTGATCGTCCTGCTTCAGGATCCAATACTGGTTAGCTACCACTGGTTTGGCGTGTATCATCTAATACTCCTTTGTATGTATTGTTCATCCAACGACCCACTGCATCTGCATGGTCGCTGAGCTTGTTTAGCTCGTACTTGCCACAGAACTTCAAAAAGTGAGCACCTACCATGCCCACGTCTTTGTGGCTTATCTGTTCGCGGATAGCTGTGTCTACAACATCTTTGATTTCCTGCGGTTGCGCGGTAAGATCAATCAGGGCTACGTTACGCTCGTAATCTTCCAACACCTTGTGTTCCACTTGCTCATGGTCAGTCCAACGTTGCAACATCATGTTGTTCCACGCATAGCCTTTTTTGCCACGATCTTCAAATGCTTCTGTAATACCCACACGATTCTTTGTGCCTTTGACTGGGGCACCTGGATACGCTGAGAACACATTGTCACCAGGATCGCCTCGCACACATTTCAAAAACAACACCCACTTTTGATAGTCCACAGGTGCAATAAAGTAAGGGTCAGATTTACCAACCTTGATCTTTGAATTGCTTTCAATTGTAAAACTTAGATTCTTGCCCTTGCCGTCCTTGACACCGTCGACACTAAACAAGTGATCATTAACGCCGTTGTAGAGTCGGACGTTAGGAGCCACCAACTGAACGAAGTCAGAATCTGTGCTTACAATAGTGTGGTCATCTTGGGGGTGTAAAGCTATCCAACGTGCAATGACATCATCCGCTTCGGCTGTTGCGCAACGGATCACACTGCAATTGGTTTTTGTAGACAAGTATTTAGTCAGCTCATCGTATGTTTCCCAGAACAGTTTGTCTTCTTCTGCTTCTGTTTCACTCATGGCGCCACGGGCCACAGCACGATTGGCCTTGTAGGGTTTGTAGTAGTCCTTGCGCCAGCTACGTCCCTCTAGTGCGAATACCACGTGATCTGCACCTAAATCACGTGCTACCTTGTTGGCACTCATGATGGTCAGGTGTAGTGCAAAGCCCAGCTTGGTCCAGGTATCTGCTGCTCTGTGTGCTTGATGTCTAGCACGAAAGAACATGTTGCTGGTGTCAATAAGTAGGTATTTCATCAGGCCTTAAGAGTTGATTGGTCTTGATGTATTGTAACAGATATTCGCCCCAAAAGCAATGGGCATTGGCCCCAAAATGCCAACTTTCGGGATTTACTGTGGCAAAGCCCTGCTGTCTTAGTACAAAATCGTACGTTTTGGTATGATCGTAAGGTGCAATATAACTTGTGCCCCAGTCGTACTGTTGTTTGATTCCTTCAAAATGACTGTTGCCATTGAACATCAGGTGCCGGATACCCTGGGATTCTAGTTCTTTGTGAAACTGCCAAATATCATCATGTGCTTGTTGCCTACACTGATCCCAGTCTATGTCCACAATAAACTCGCGATATCGTTCTTGTAGTTCTTTGGGTACATGGTCTATGCCACTGGCGTTGACTTGATAGTCTTGACCATTGTGCCACCATTCTTCTCGTTCCCAAGTAGTCCACTGTATGACCATGAAGCAGTCTTTGACAGCATCTGGATTTTGCTTAATCCATTCTCTTGTGGTACGCATGATTCTGGTATTGCTACATCCTGCTTGTGCGTCCAGATACAGTATAGCACGTAACCAGTTGGCCAGTTCGCAACTGTAACTAGCTCGTTCGTTGTCAGGATGCGGTTGTCGTCCCAGTCCCCAGAACACACCATCGTCCTGTGCCCACGCATGTGGGTTCACACATTCAGCCGCGGCGGAGTGACTGTTCCCGTTCGAATATAATAGCATGTGCAGGACTTGTGTTGATTTCGTTGATCAAGATATCAGCCCAGGCTTGATGACCAGCAGGCTCAAAATGTTGCCATCCAGGAGTGAGTTCTTCGTAGTTGTGTTCAATACAGAATGGCACATAGCATTGTCGTTCATTGTAAGGGCAGAAAAAACAGCAATGCCAGTCCAGCCATTCTTTTTCGCTTTCAATCTGAAAGTGATGAAATGCATTGAAAAACAAATGTGGAATTTTTCGTTCGTACATCCACATGTGCAAGTTGTAGATCTTGTTGTGCCAGTAGTAGCTCATGACTCTGTGCCAGTTGGGATCTTTCTGAATGTGATTTTTCCAGAACTGATATCGCCTACGGAATTCGTTGGGTATCTGTTGCCCCACGTCCAACTGGTTGATTTCGTGAAATTGATTTTCAAAATACCACTGTTCTCGACCGTGTTCACTCCATCCAATAACTACTAGATCCGGTGCAGGATTGGCTTGTAGATATTGCCAAGTTGACTGATAGATCAAGTCGTTGCTGGCACCGCTGACAGCAAGATTGGTAGCAGTGGCTGAATAGTAGTCGGTGATTACACCAGCCATTCCTAACTTTTTGTTTTCAAGTTCTTCTCCACCCATGTTGGAGTCGCCATTGAATAAGATATGCATTGGTTTTGCCTCAAGAAGCAGGATTGGTTCCGCGAGTCAGTTCCTTTTCTGCTTCAGCCGCCGCCGCACGTTTGCGTAAACTGCTGCTGGAGAAAGAATGATCTCTGCTGTTGAACACATGCTCTATGCCCAGGCCTGCACCTTCGTTGCGTCCAGTAAAGTTGGTGTCTTCGTACTCTTTGCCCAGGATGCGTACATCAATGGGCAAGGTCAGAATCAAGTCAACCAAGTCTCGCTCTGTGGTGTACACCACAATCTCGTCCACAAATCTACAGGCACTGAGCTGTATCTGTCGCTCCACAATGCTTTGCACAGGAGCATTTTTGATGCCTGGCCGATCAACGCTGGCGTCAGTTTGCAGGCCTGCAATTAGATAATCGCAGTGATTCTTGGCTTCAGCCAACATGGCAATGTGTCCAGCATGCAACATGTCAAATTGACTGAATGTGATGCCGATACGTTTGCCCAGGGCCTTGAGTTCTTTGATGTGATTAAAAATCATGATACTTCGCTTCTCCCGTCGCCAATGTTGCGACTCTGTACATAAATGCCGGAATTCTTGATAGCTTGTTCTTGTTCCCAGGTTTCCATCACAACGTGTCTACACACGTTCTGGAACCACTGGTCTACTACGTCATTATCAGACTTGCCTTGATATCCAGCTCTGATCAAGTTGGCCACAAACTTGTCGTTCCAATCCAGTTCAAACGCTCCTTGATGCAGATTCTCTGGATCCACATCCATGCTGAGCACAGCCACATAAGGTTCGCCACGTTCTGTGGCCAGTTCTTTGGCAGATTTTTCTGGAGCCTTGGTCTTTGGCTTTGGGGGCGGCGGCTCGGGTTTTGGTGCAGTGGGTTCGGGATTCACATTGGCTTTTGCGCCAAACAAACTTTTGATCTTGTCAAACATTTATTTTCCCCAACCATTGCCCCAAAGATCCACATGCAGACGCGGACTGTACCAGTAACCACGCTTGAGTGCTTCGTCGGCTACATTGATTCTGTTGCCATCGTACACACTGACCACACCGCCCACAGGCATCACAAACACAGGACCAGCAAAGCCTGCCAGTCGATACTCGTCTACAGCTTGATCCAGTTCGTCAAAGTCTGAGACTTTCTCAACCACAAACTTGAGATAAGCAATGCCATGTGTTTCATAGTTAAACACAATTTCTGGACGAATAGCTTCTTCACGTTTTTCACCACTGACACTGAGCTTGGGACTGACACTGAATGTGATCTCACCGTGCCAGTCATCTAGATACAGTCTAAACTCTCTTGACAGTTCCTGAGTACCATTGGTCTCAAATGTGATGTGTCGCAAACCACGTGCATGTAACAAGTCCAACAGTTCAGGATACGCACGTTGCCAGCCCAGCAAGGGCTCTCCGCCTGTGATCACCAGGTGCACAGGATTTCCATTGGGCTGCAACCAGTTGCCATGTGGCAATAGTGCAGCCATTTTGTCCACCAGTTGTTCAGCAGTGTACGTTGGACTCAAGTGCTTGAATGCAGGATGCCAGCTTGCATAGCTGTCACAACCTGTGTTCACCAGTGGTAGTTCTTCAAAAGTTTTGTACAGTTCCACAGTCTTGGATACTTCATCTGCTTCTGTGCTCTTCTCGCCGGGCTTGCAACCAAACCCTGAACAGGTAAAGTTACAACCAAACATGCGAAGGAACACACTGGGTACACCAACGTATCGGCCTTCGCCTTGTGCAGAATAGAATAGTTCTGATACTTTAAATTTCATATTATAACCTTTTTAGTGTACAATTACTGGTTTTTGTTTTGACCAGATTATTAGATTCTTGTGCAATTTTAACACGAACTTCTTGCTTTGTCACGCTGCCTGGTAAAACTGTATCTAACCAGATTAGGTGTTCTGCTGGGGTAGGATGGCCGTCTTCTCGATTAGCCCATCTTTCTGGAAACAAAACTTCTCTGAAACTTGGCAACCAGCCTTCAAACACATCTTTATATAGGTCAACTACATCTGGAAAGAAACTTTTCTTGTCAGGATCCCATTGATCTATTTGCCAAGTAGTTTGATCCATGCTGGTAAAATGCCAGTTTACTCCCTTGAGTTCCAGCAACACTTTTACTGCTTTGATAAACGCCGCATCTCTAATCAAATATCCACGCTCGGTTACCTTTTCTTTTACAAACTTTTGATTGTAAAGTTCAGTGGTATACATGTTGCCATATGTTTGCCAGCGGGTAGTATAATGATCATTTCGCATGACATTGGTCCAACTAACAATAACAGTATCATTGGGTCCAAACTGACTACGCTGGTCTGCTTCCATTACACTGTTGAAGATGTAGTGATTGCCAGCACCACCTTGACCCCAATTTTGATACTCGTCATAATGAGCACCCAAAATGTCTGCCCACGTACTCCAGCGATAGTTTGTAAAACTACAACCAAAAGTAAAAAGACGACTCATACCTTACGTGCTTTGACCAACAGATGCCAGCCTAGGTATTCTCGCACAGCTTGACGATGAGAGTCAGTCATGGTTTCAAACCAAGGTTCTAATTCATAACGGCCTGCCTTGTACGCATCTACATTGTACATGAAACAGTGGTCTTGACGTAAACGTTCAATATACCAGCCGTTGTCACTGTTCATCAATTGATGGATTTCATCTTTGGAGAATGCTTGTGCGTATGGGCAGCCTGCCTGTGCTTCAAACTGGTCAAGACCCTTTTGGATCATGGCATACTTCCAGGAGTTCTTGGCGTATACCATGTAGCGGAATTCACCACCATATTTGACCACTTCATGTACATTGTTAATAATCTTGTCGATGCCCGGGAAGTGATGTATCACACCGTAACTGTAAACAAGATCAAACTCACCTAACGTAGCCAATGCGTCAGCATCGGTTGCATCTACATTGTAGAACTCGCCTTCAAGGCCTAGTGTTTCGAATCGTTGTTTACTGAGTGCAATGCTTTGATCACTCAAGTCAATGCCTACATACTCGGCACCATGCTTGGCAAATTCTTCTGCATCTGATCCGATGCCGCAACCAATTTCTAACACACGCTTGCCAGCCCATAAATGGAACCCTGCAAATTCAGCAATGTGCGGCTCCACACGATATCTACGTTCTGATACTTCACGAAAGAATTCTGGAGTTCCGATATCACTTTGCCCGTGCTTGATGTTGCATGGTTGTGTGTTCCAGTATCGTTTGATACGTTCTTCAAGACTGATTTGTGTCATTTGGTACCTGCTCGGAAATGTGTGTGAGGATTTTTGAACTGCACCATTTGTTTGTTGACATCGTTCTTGGCAA